AATCAAGTCTACTAAGATTGAATCAGATGGTAAATCACTATTAACACGATTCATATCAGGTGATAAGTCACTTGTTGGTAGTGTTAAAATGGAAAAGTTTGATGCATTTGACCCAAGTGAAATTGGAGTGTATAACACTTCACAATTATTATCACTACTTTCAGTAGTTGGTAACGATGTAGATTTCACTATAGATAATATGGGTGGAAAATTTGTATCATTACAGATGAAAGACTCAAGTTATGGAACAACATCAAAATACATGTTGAGTGACTTAAGTGTTATACCAACACCACCACCATTGAAAAACTTACCAAGTGAATTTGAATTAGAATTAAAATTAGATTCATATTTCATCAGTACATTTATTAATGGTAAAGGTGCACTACCTGAAACTGAAACATTTACAATCATTGCAGACAATGATAAAGTAAATATCGTGATTGGATTCTCAAACATTGCATCAAATAGAGTTACAATACCTGTTAGTGTAGATAACTATTCAGACATTGAACCTATTTCATTCAGTGCTGAAATGTTCTCAAACATATTAAGTGCTAATAAAGAGTGTCAAAATGCAACTATGAAAGTATCATCTGCGGGAATATCTAAGATTAACTTCTCAATAGATGACTATGAGTCCGAGTATTATTTAGTATCAACACAAACTAATACATAATGTATCTATCGTACTTTGACAAATTCTATGATATGGAACCTTATCTCTTCATAGATGAGGAAGAGTGGGACTACATCAAAAAAACCTTTGATAAACAAGATGTAAGAGAAAGTCTTGCAAAGGTTGCGATGTCTTACCCACCACCATACATGGACATCACCGAGAAGGATGCATTAAAACAACTTCAGAAACTAAAAGGAATGAGACATAATGAAATTTTAGTTGAAGGAGAATGGTTTGCTCGTGAGGGTACAGAATATAGATATGATTTAACTTTTGAGGGTAAACAACAATACTTCAAAAGAAACAATACAGGTAACGATGCAAGTAATTACTTCCAACAAAAGAATCGTTGGAGTGTTGATGGAACTATTGCACCAGGCCCACATAGAACATGGGAAAGTCATAAGTTTATGACTACCTTGATTGGGTCTGCATACTCTCTGAAGTTACCTAAGATTGATAAGAGTGCATTTCGTGTAATGATTGGATTGAGAAAGTATATTTGTTCTCAATTCAAACCAAATATTGCCAAGGTATTATACGATAAGTTAGAGAGTAAGAGTATCTTAGACTTTAGTGCAGGTTGGGGT